CATATGTATAACCCTTAGAAGCAGAAGTTACCTTTCTACCAATTGCCAGTGTGGTAATACCTGTGTGACCATTGGCAAATGTTTCAATACCAACAGTGAGTTTCTTGGGATAAGTTTCAATGGGATCCTCATCAAGAATTCTTGTACCACTGTTACTTGTATCCAACTTAGGATTATAGAAATAAGCAGTTCCTGCGGTAGAAGAGAAGGATGCACGATATAACTTGAATGTCATATCCTCATATTGAGAAGCATTCCAGATGGATCCATTCTGAGACTTGAACAAAGATCCAAGAGAATACTGAGCACTGTATACAACACCAGTAGCAGCAGGAAGCTGACTTGCATTGACAGTCTTCTGACCCATTTCTGCAATCCATACTTCATACTGATCGGTGTCAGCAAGAAGAACTAAAGCATACTCTAGGTTTGGTTCGAGATAGATTGGTGATGGGAACTTAATATTAGTCGCAACGGTTCCGTCTCTGGATGTTGTGATCTCAGATGGTTTAACAAGGACTCTAGCATCAGGAGACACAAGAGTGGTTGTTGGAGTACCCAACTCCATGGTGCGAATTTGTACTTCAACAGGAATGTTACCAGGATCTTTGTTGCCGAAGAATACATCAACAGATGTGATGAATGCACCTTCATCTTCAACAAGGAAGGACTGTGCCAGAGGATCAACGAAGTTAACTCTTACACTCTGTCTGGTGATAATTCTACCATTAGCAGTGTAATTGGTTTCTGCGGTAGAGATTAACTTACTACCTGGCAGAGGTTCTGCATTGGTGGGACTATTAGTGAGTTTGTACTCCTTAGTTCCTGTGGTAATTCTTACGTCAGGTGCAGGACTTGCATTGGGGTTTCTGATAAAGAAGCATCCCAGCAAATCACCACCATTATCACTGACTAATCTTACGTCAGATACATCTGCCTGAGCACCACTATTCAGTCCTCTCAGTCTCATTCCAACTTCGACTCTACCCGAATATGCACCTTGTGCTTCAGCAGCCATTGCTCTGGTATCTACGTTCAGAACAGTAGATGCTACAGAATAGGATGTAGGTAGGGTTGTTGTATTGTCGTATGGGTTGATCGTATAGGAAGTTGTAGGTGTTGCAAAAGGACCTTCCTTGTGATCTGGTCTTGCAATTCTAAAACTACAAAGATCTGTTCCATCAATAGATCCGACAACAGTTTCTCCAACTTCAAATACACTGGTTACATTCTCAACTTCAAGAAGTTTGGGTACAACGTCAACTTCACCATTTCCATCAAGGAACTGATAGTATCTGGTATATGGTTTCAGACCAACAGAGAAGAAGTGAACGTTTCTAGATCTCATGAAACGATCAGCAACGTTGCTGACAGTTCTTACGAAACCAAAACCACCTTGTCTACCACCTGCTGCAGCATTAAGTGTGATGCCACCAGCCCAACGATTGACTACCCAGAAGTCAGACTGTGGATTCAGACTAACACTACCATTGTAGAGAACAACATCAAATGGGTTTACGTTCTCAACTTTAGTTGCATGTGGTTGAGAAATATATTCCTTCTCAGTGTAGTCCAAAGTTACTACATTGCCAGTCTTCTTGACATTAGAATCAAGCAGATCATAGTCAACAGCAAGATCCAACTCATTGTCAGGAACACTAGTCTTAGGTGACAGCAAACCTGTCAGTGTTGTTGCATCACGGAATGGTCTCAGAATACCATCTTCTGGCAGCATCACAGTTCTGTCATCAATAAAGTCAGTGGTTGCAAAGTTATCAACAAAGAAACCAGACTTAAATCTATTCAGACCAGTAGCATCTTGAACTTGCAGAGACTGTGTTTCAACTTCTAACAGGTTCAGTGCTGTTACTTCTTCCAGTGCATCAATTCTATCTTCCAAATTACCGATGTCACGCATCGTATATCTTCTATTATCAACACTAGAGATTCTTACGGTCTCTGTGTTATAGAGATATGCAGGCATGCTGATATTAGCAATCAGCATGGAATCACCATCTTTCTCTGGTGCCTTAGGTGTTCTATCAGGCACACCCTCAACATATACAAACTGACCAGTCTTATTCAAATAAAGTCTGTCAATTCTAGGTGCATAGAATGTATATCCAATGATAGAACTTTCATTTGCAGCCAACAGAAGTTTTGGTTGACTTGCGAAAGATCTAGAGTTGAAATCAAAGGGAGATCTAGTAGCAGTTCCAGGATCAAATGTGGCAACTCTGGGTCTGAAGTCAAGAGTATCAGATGCTCTTACTAAGTTTGGTCCAATGTTTGGAACATCCTGACTGAATCTTTCACCGTCGTAACTTCCAACAGTGAAGATATCACCCTCATCATTAGATGGTACGGTGTAGTTGTCATGAATTACAGTGATTCTTCTGCTAGGTTCTGGATATCCATCCTTTCTAACCAAACGTGAATAATCATAGTATTGATCTTTCTGTCCCTTATCTAAATTAAATCTATTTGTGATATCACTATATCTTCCTGGTGTGATAGCAGAGATTTGTGCAAAAACATTAGACTCTTGGAATCTAACATTCTCCTGTGTTCTGAATCTGTTCTGGTTTAGATAAACAAAGGTAATCTGGTTAGCTGCTTTAGTAACAACCTTAGCAATTGTGCCAGAATCATTTCCAATCAGATTCTCACCAAGAATAACACTATCATTAATATCTGCGTTAGTGAAGAATGTAGCAGTGTCAAGGGTTACTGCATTCTCATCAATTGACTGATAGACAGCAAATACATTGGCAACATCAGGAACATTCAAACAGATCTCCTTGTCCTGAACTCTCAGACCAAAGAAGTTGCTCTGTGTCAAACCATCATTGATGCTTGTATTGGCATTAGAACCAGAACTACTGTACTTAGATCTGGTAATTTCAGCAGAGGAAACTCTGTTATATACTTTCTGCTTATTCTGAATAGCAGTCTTTCTAACTGTGGCAGTTACTGCAACGTTAGATTGACTATTACGCAATCCACTGATAGTTACAACGTTGGAAGAAATAGAGACTTGACTTTCTCTCAGTGGTTCAATATTACCATTACTGTATACAACCGAATATCTCTCTTCATCAAATGCTTCAAACAGGACATCAGTGAGACCAGTAACATCAGAGGCAGAGAGTGTCATGACACCACTACCATTGGTAGTCTTACCAGTGATCTGTACAACTGCTTTCAGATCAGATCCTTCAAAATCAACTGTGGCAATATTACCATCATCAAGTTGAGCATACAGGTGTCCTTCACCTTCATTCTGAATTCTACTCTTACCAGTGGTGAATTGAACTTCAATAGTTCCACTAGGAAGTGTTCCATCACATACACCATTTACACTAGCAACTGCTGCCAGAGTCATGCTGAGACCATCTGCAGCAACGGTAGCAACTCTGTTGAATGTTGGAACAGTTGAACTCTGCTTCTGATATCTAACAATATCCCCAACCTTAAAGTTGGCAAAGTTGTTACCTGCAGAAGTGGTGGCACCAGTGTTAGTAATGGTAAGGGTATCGGCAACACTGAAGTTGACGGGTACTCTGAAATCTAAACTTGTATCTGCTTGGAAGTCAGTATTGAATCCAGCAACCGCACTAGTGTCTTGGAATACCATTCTGACATCACTAGCACCATACTCCTTGACTGTAGTAACAGTTCTAGGAGTAACAGAAATGCCATTGATGGAGATAGCCTCACCTTGAATGAATGATCCAGATGTCTGTCTCAGATACATCTGACTGCTACCTGTACCAACAGTAGTAGCATATCCGGTGGCACCACTGCTCAGTCCCTTAATGTAAGAAGACTCTGGCAGTTCAGCACCACTAAGGTTGGAGTTAACATTCAGTCTGGTGTATGTCTGAACATCGTACAGATAGCAATCAAATGTAGAGGATGCAGTTACAATACCAACGGCAGTTTCTGCCTTTACAGCATATACTCTTGCTTCACCAATTTGGTTACCTTGTCCACCTCCACCACCTGCTCTTCTTCTATCAAACAGTTGAACAGAACTCTTGAACTGAGGAACACCAGTTACATGATTGATTTTGACGAGGTTACCCATCTCAAAATCAACTGCAGAAGTTTTGACTTCTTTAGTTTCTCTGGGTTTGTTTACGTCAATAATTGTCGTCCCATTCTTCTCTACATCAAATCCTTTGACATATGCAAGACCAGGACCCACCTTCAGACATGCAAGATCGTCTGTAGGAGTGTTTCCTTCAAATGTAGATTGATTGGCAAAATACAAACCATTGTTGCCAAGTCTATCATTCAAAGAATTGAAAATATCTAACTCAAAATCTCTAACAGAATAATCTCCAGACTCATCAAATGTTCTCTTCGCAAGATAGTCACGAATGATGTTGTAATCAGTATTCTTGATAATCTTTCTGATCTTGCCATTTTCAAGTCTCAGAAGTTCAATGAAGTTTACATCTGTGGTATCAGATACAGACTTCTTACCAAGGACTAATTCAATTTGTAATCTGTCTGCACCAGGTGCAGTATAGTTAGAGAATCCCTTTGCGTTGTCATACAGACTGGCATCATCTTTAATTGTTGAGATAGTCTCATTGATGACTAAACCAACTCTATAGGAAGGAGTATTTGAATACTGCTCAAGCAGAAGAGTCTGCTTAGAAACTCTTACGAATGTTCCTCTGAGGAACATAATACCATCGCCAATATGTGCAGCTGCACCGATAGAATTAGCATTTTCAGCAATACAAGTTGCGAAGGTATTACCCACTGGGATAGTTGTAGTCCCATAATCTACTGCTTCTAAAGTCTCAAGGTTTTCACCATCTGTAAAAGATGCAAATGTATTTGTATTACCAGAATCAATAAACTTCACATAGAGTGTGATATTACCTCTCTCAGACTCATTCTGCGAAATTACATGCAGAACCTGAGCTGTTACGTTGGACTCTTGACCGACAATTCTTTTGCCAACAAAATTATCAATGTATAAACTTACATCACCACCTTGATGAGTCGCATCAATTTCAACAGCATAAAACTGATCGTCATACACCACATTGCCGGGAATGACAATGGATCCTTCTTTGAAGATATGACTTCCAAAACTTTCAATTTGATTCTGCAGAATAGACTGCAGAGTCGTCAGTTCTCTTGCCTGAATAGGAAAACCGGGCTTGAATAGTACACGGTAATAATCCTTATCAGGATCAAAATCATCATAATATGGGTTGACGTTTAGATTTGTCTGTTGTGGCATTTTATTAGAACTCTAATACGATTTTAACGTCTTCCTTCTGTCTCTCATTCCTGGTAACAGAGGGTCTGTTGTCAAGGTAGATGATTTCTCCCTTCCTTTTATTTATTTCTGGATTTGCAAGTCCATTTGTAAAGTTGACTCCTAAATTGACAACTCTGCCAGATGTCAAAGTTGTTGTCACACCACTAAAGTTTTGATCAACGTTAACACTAAATGATCCACCTGTTTTCGTAATCGCATTAGCACTTGATGTAAAATCAACTACTGGTGCTCTGGTACTAACATCAACAGCATCTTTTTCATCACCAGTACCAACATTGTAATACAGACTTCTATCTTGATAATACTTGATTACTCTTGTTTCAGTATCATAAGAAGCAACAATACCTCTAGCAGTGGTTCCTACACCTACTGTTTGTTCAATCTTATCACCGATATTCAAATCCTGAGCACTACTTTGAGATGCAAACTTGATTGAATATAGAGCAGAGAACTGGTTATCGGTGAAAATAGTATCAGTTCCTCTTACTGCTGGATTCTTGACGATTCCAACCTGAGAGAAGATAGTGTCACTAGCAAAGTCATAAGACGAATTATCAAATCTAGCATACATCAGAACCTTATCTGCACCCAACTCCTTATAAACATCAGCACCATGTCCCTTAGAGGGTGGAATGATTGGTGTCAGTTTTGCAAATGCAGAAGTTGAAGTTTGTACACCAGAGTTTTCTGAAGACAGATCAACTCTACCGAAAGAATAACCAGATCCACCAGATGTAATCTGAGTTTCTGTAACCTGTCCAAGAGAGTTTGTTGTAATTCTAACTCTACCACCTGTACCATCACCAAGAATATTGAACTCTCTAGCAGTAAATTGTGGATATCCTAAACCTGGTTCATCAATAGCAACAACCTTGATCTGGTTGTTATTTGTATCAGAATCACCATTATCCCTAACAGCTTGAATTCCTGTGTTGGTTGTTGTCAACCAATCATTGGGAACGGTGATATATTCAGTAGAGTCAAATTTAACAATGTCACTAGGACTAATTGTATACAGATACTTCCACAGATAACCATCACCACTAGTGCCTGCAGTGCTAGGTTCTACGTCAGTAAATGTTGGTTCGTCAAGAGATGCCGATGGAGTGGTAGAGATGCCTGTGGCAGTTCCATTATCCAAGCAAATATAAACACGGAACTCACTATTTACAACATAGTAATTCGCACTATATAAACGATTCGAACTGGTTACTTGAGAACGATTAGTAGGACTATAGTCATGTCTATAGTAATCGTAAGTAGAACCGGAAATCCAGTTTACCTTTCTAACCAATCGTCTAGCGTTAGCAGATGTGACACGTTTGCCAAATAGCATCGTGTCATACGTATGGTTAGAGTAATTGCTATTGTCTACTGGGAATGGTGGTCCAGCCGTTCCATTCCAAGTAGACGTTCTACCATACCCACTGGCAGTTGGATCAGATAATCCCATGAATGCATAATAAGAATTAGCAGTGTTCGCAATCGAAGCTACAAAATTCTCAGCATTCAATATTCTAAACTGATCTGTAATAATCGCAGACATTATTTGACGATTTTGGTTTTTTTATATTTATAAGGACTTCTTGAGAGCACCTGTATCTCTCAGTCCAGAATTTCTTCTCTGGAATGTTGGATATGTTGACATTCCAACATCGAAGTGGTTACCATCAGGCAGAATATTCACGGCAGGTGTTCCTCTGTCATATCCAGTAATTCTACCCCAAGTCATCTTACCTGCGGGATTATGATAATCACCCGTAGTTGCGATGCCAACGATATTAGTTGCTGGATCTACGAAACAAGTGGCAATGCCATTTGTCCCATCGAACTGACTATAATAAACTTCATAGATGTTATCAAGATTGTTGGAAGAAATACCAATAACATTATCAGTTCCAATACCAGTCGAAATGGCAGATCCGACAATAGTTGTTACACCAGTTCCAACTGCAGTATCATAAACTAGCATTCTATATCCACGTACCAACTCTTGTCTCTCGGCAAGTCCACCAGGAACATCAGTAAGATCT